ACTTCTTCTGCTGAAAAAATGACTGTTTGTTTTTGGGTAAAATCACATAAAACAGGAACACATGTTTTACAGGTTTATGATGCAGATAATACTAGAAGTGTTTCACAGCAATATACTATATCATCTGCCGATACATGGGAAAAGAAAACTGTAAATATACCAGCAGATACAACAGGAGCTTTTACAAATGATAATGCAGAATCATTAAACTTGTCATGGTGGATATGTGCTGGAACAGACTTTACATCTGGAACAATAAACACAACATGGGAAAGTAGAACTTTAACTAAAATTGCAGATGGTCAAGTAAATGGAGCTGATAGCACAGATAATAATTTTAGAATTACAGGTATTCAAATAGAAGTAGGTGAGTTTACTTCAAGCACTATACCAGCATTTCAACATGAATCTTTTGGTGATAGCTTATTAAGATGTCAAAGGTATTATCAAACATATTCACAACCACCGCTAATTGGTTCTGCTAATGCAAACAACACAATAGCTAGAGCAAGTTTTGGTTTAATTACTTCAATGAGAACAGGAGCTACTGCAACACACAATGGCACTTTCTCTTGGTTTTACTCTAATAGTCATCAACCAACTAGCACAGCATTTTCAGCAACTTATACAGATGAAAATACTTTTGAAGGAGATGTAACTGTATCTGGAACAGGTATGACAGCAACTCACCCTTGTAGTATTTTTCAATCTGGTAGTGCTTCGTTAGATTTAGATGCAGAATTATAGGAGTAATATATGGAAGGTAAAATAGTAACAGCAGCACAATATCAAACAGGAATGATTGGTAGTGGTAATGTTAGTATCAAAGCAACAATAAATGGTCGAGTATGTTATGTGCCTATCAATACAGAGAACACAGACTATCAAGCCATACTTGCTTGGGTAGATGCTGGTAACACCATTGCGGATGCGGATTAATGTATGAACAAGCTGCTATATATAATTATATTAGCGATAACTTTTACACACGCAACTATTGCTAACGCAGCAGATACTACAATTCGTTATAAAGACCAACCACCACCTTCGGCAATCTCACCATCACTATCGGTAGGTAGTGGTAATGATGTTTGTGTCGTGGTAAGAAGTGGTGCTGTGGGTACTGGTATCTTCTCTGGTAGCTTTGGTACTCATGTTAGAGATATGAACTGTGAACGCTTAAAATTGTCAAGAGGATTAGCACAGCTTGGATTGAAGGTATCGGCAACTGCGGTACTTTGTCAAGACATTCGTGTCTTTAGGGCAATGCTTGCCGCAGGCAGTCCATGTCCGATAGACGGTTTGGTCGGTAAGGAAGCCAAAGCTAAATACATAGAACTAGGTATTATCAATGACAAAAATCATATTATGGTCAGTCCTAATGTTGTTCATGGTGGTATTAACAAGCCACGCAGAAACGACTACGGACAACCTACTGAATAACGACAGCTTTACTACTGATACTTCTGGTTGGGAGTTGTCTGATAATAATCAAGATAAAGTCAAGCGTGATCCAAATACTTATTCTAGCTCTGCATCTAAGAGTGTAAGGTTTAGATATCAAGGTGGTTACATCAGTCAAGATATAGATATGGATAAACTACCTGACAATCACATCGTCAAACAAATACACATGAACTTTCAAAGTATTGGTTGTGGTAACACAGGCAGTCAATGGTGTACTGCTGGTGCTGATGATACAGTAACCAACACAGTAACCTTGACCTCAACCGATACCGCAGAGGTCATTAGTAATACAACTGCTGTGCCTTATGAAGATGGGTGGAGTGATTATTCTTTTACAGAAGAAGTTACAGGTGATTTTAATACTGATAATTTAAGCGTTAATCTTAATGTCGCAGGGGATGATACAGGCAACAGCAGTAACTGGTACGGTCCTATTATAGATAACATTAGTCTTACCTTTACTATTGAGGAATACATTGCACCTGTTGTGGTAGAGCCTATTGTGGTACAACCTATTTTAGAAACTGTCGTAGAACCTATTATAGAAACCACTGTAATTGAAGGGTTAGATTTAGACACTGAAATTGTAACCGATGTAATAATTGATGCACCAATACAAACAGATGTGACAAATGTACAGCTACCTGATTTGCCACCTGTTGAAATTGAGATACCTACAACGATTGATATGCCACAAGAGATTGAAGTAGTAGAAGAAATACAAGAAATTAATGTTGAACCTATAGAAGATTTGGTTGAGGAAGTAGTTGAGCAACCTGAAGAATTGAAAGAAAACAGTATGGAAGAAGATCTAGCGGAAGCTAAGGAGGAAGTAAATGATATTGAAGAAAAAGAAACTGATGGCAAAGAGGAAGAAAACAGCGACACCGAAGAAACCACCACAGAAAAGGATCAAGAAAAACCAAAACCCAAAGCCGTTGCCAAAGTCAACAAGCCTGTGGTCAAAGCTAACAAACCTAGTGATAATGCTGATACCTTGGGGGAAGTGATCCTGCCTTTAACCTATTTGCAAGTCATGCAAGATACGATTAAAATAACGGAAACAGTGTCACTGACACAGGAGATGATATATGAGCAAGACATTAGTGCTTTCACCAGCAGTGCTACTTACGATAATCTTATCAGTAGTTCCAGCAGCAGGTGGGTTCGTATGGTGGATGTCAGACCTAAGCACTCGTTTAGTGGCTATGGAAGGTAGTCTAGCCAGTAGTGACACAGGTACACTAAATGACAGACTAACTCAAGCAGAAGAACGAGTACAGTTTAACAGTGATAACATTGATGATGTTTGGGAAAGTTTTGAGAAAATGGATACAGAAATGGGAGATATGGAAGATAAACTCTCTGCTTGGATGGAAAGAGAATTATCTAAAGTATACGATATTATTAACGACAACCCATTAGGAAACTAATATGGCTTCTAAAACAGAGCAATGCTTGGCAAGGTTGGAGGAAAAGCTAGACCATGTTCATAAAGATGTTGAACAAAACAGTAAAGATATTAAAGAACTACAAGAAAATATATCTATGGGTAAAGGAGCAGTAAAAACTTTAGTTTGGATCGGTAGTATTGCTGGAGTAATTTTAGGATTACTTAAATATGGAGGAAACTCATGATTGGTATGATTGTTAGTGCTGCAACTAAAGCAGTTGGTGGTTACTTTGAAAATAAAAGTAAAGAATCACAAGCTAAATCAAATCTTAAAAAAGCTGAAATTGAAGCCAAGACTTCTGTTGCCAAAGCAGTTGCAGAAGGCAAAATGGAAGCAGATAAGCTCAACAGTCAATGGGAAAACAAAGCTGTTGAATCATTAGCTGGAAGTTGGAAAGATGAATTTATTACTATAGTAGTGTTGACACCATGTATATTAATATTCTTTCCAAGTCTGCAACCATTTGTTAGATTAGGATTTGATATTTTAGGCACACTTCCAGATTGGTACATTAACTTAATTTATATTACAGTATGTGCTGGACTAGGATTAAAAGGGGTTGGTGGAATTTCTAAATTTATGAAGAAAAAATAATGTACAAACTATCTAAAAAATCATTAGCAAAACTTGAAGGTGTACATCCGCATATGCAAGAATTAGTCAAGTCTGCGATTGGTTTATCTACTATAGACTTTGGTATTAGTGAAGGTATGCGAACCAAAGAAAGACAGCAGTTGTTGTTTGATGAAGGTAAATCATTGACACTGAACTCAAAGCATCTTAAAGGATTAGCGGTAGATGTATATGCTTGGGTAGATGGTGGGGTTAGTTGGGATTTTAAACACTACGAAGAAATCAATCTTGCTTTTGCAAGGGCAGCTACCCTAACAAACATATGTTATGTATGGGGTGGCACATGGACTACATTAAAAGACGGACCACATTTCGAACTAACGGAGGGTTATCATGATATATCAAATAATTAAAGAAAAAGTTAAATGGGCAATGAAGAAACACAATCAACATTGCCGTGTTATTAACCTTGTATTATTAGGATTAATAATTATCATATTACTATGAGAGATTACAAAAGAGAGTATGCTTTATATCACAGCAAACCTAAACAGGTTAAAAGGCGTACTGCTCGTAACAAAGCTAACCGTATAATGGGTAGTGTTCCAGGTAAAGATGTGGCTCACAAAGATAACAATCCAATGAACAACAGTCCTAGTAATTTAACACATCAAAGTAAAACTAAGAACCGTGCTGAACCTCGTAAGCGTAAAAGTGATCCAAGTAAACGAGCTTATGCTAGAATGATGGCAAGAAAAATGAAATGAGAAAAGAACATAAGAATCCAAAGGGTGGTTTAACAGCAGCAGGTCGTAAGTTTTTTAAACGAACTGAAGGTTCAAACTTGAAAGCTCCAGTCAAAAAAGGTACGAATCCAAGACGAGTATCTTTTGCAGCACGCTTTGCTGGTATGAAAGGTCCGATGAAAGATGAGAAAGGTAGACCAACTCGTAAAGCATTGGCTCTAAAAGCGTGGGGATTTGGTTCAATAGAAGCAGCACGCAATTTTGCTAAGAACAACAAGAAAAGTTAGCGTCTTACAGGCTTATATGCAGGCGTTACGGAGGTTAGTAATGGTATGATAAGGAAAAAATACTAAATGGCTAGCAAACGGAAACAAGGTCGCATAGTGGCGATTGTTGATGATTACTTGCGTAATTGGAACCCTGATACTACAGGCAGGAAGTCAATTTACATTCGTGATGCTAAAGTTAACTGTTTGTTATGTTGTTTTAGTAAGCGTGGCACTCATTCTTGGGCATATGACTACCGTAAAAAACAAGTACATAAATCTAAAGTGTTTGGATACTACCCTGCCATGACGATCAAACAAGCTAGGAAAAAAGCATTGGAGATACAAGTAGAAGTAATTGAGAAAAACAGAGATTATGATGATGTCTTTGAAATCCATCGTCATCCATCACACATTTATTTTTTAGAAAACAAAGCAGGACACATTAAGATTGGTAGATCTACCGATTGGATAACACGCATCAAAGAACTTACTATATCAACCCAAGGCGTGAGGTTGATTGGTATTAGATTAGAATCTAATGTGTTCAATGAAAATGCGTGTCACCAACTGTATCGTAAATATAGACAGCAATCTAATGAGTGGTTTATAGATAAAGATAATAGAATAAAAAAACTCATCACTGCTGCCATCGTCTACCATGAAAACGATAAGATGTTAGCACGAATCATGGAAGAACAACACAGATTTATTTATGAGAACGCAGGTTTTATTTCTCGTTAGCTTTCAAAATACTATAACCAATGTAGTATGCTATCTGAGGTACGATGGCGTTACCTAATCCTTTGATTCTTCCAACTCTACCTTTGTCCAATCCATAGGAAATCCCATCAGGAACTCCACAAAGTTCGGATTGAGTTTGCCACCAGTTTTCTTGTCCTCTCGCATCATCATAGTAGGTAGACTGTCCGAGTTGCGACTCATTGATGCTGGACTTAGCGTTGAGTCCTTGTAATCCCTCGCTGCTGGTGTCGGATACATCTGTTGATACTCCACCACATCGTTTAGACTTGCTCCGTATCGTACCTTGCTCTTGTCCCTTTCTTTGCTCCACCCTTGTTCGGTTGGTATTACTCTCTTGCCCTCTGCTCCCTGATAATCCCTCGCTTTTGGTGTCGGATACTGCTTTATGTCCGATGATCCAGAGCCTTTGCCTTTGGTGCCACGCACCAACGGATGAAGCTGGAATAATAAATGTCCTTGTGTCGTAACCTTCACTCGCCAAGTCCTGGAGTACGGTATCAAGACCGAGTTTAATGTGTCCACTAACATTTTCTCCAACAAACCAAGTGGGCCTGCACTCTTGGACAATTCTAAAAGTGTCTGACCAGAGGTGTCTTGGATCTTCTTCGCCTTTTTGTTTGCCTGCAACACTAAATGGTTGACAGGGGTAGGAACAAGTGAGGATGTCAATGCCATCAACTCCTGTTCTTTCTTTGATATCTTCATAAGTCAACTCCTTTAAGTCATTAAAAATTGGAATACTTGGAAAATTTTTTTGTAAAACTTGCTGTGGATATTTATCTATTTCACAGAAAGCAATGGTGTTGATACCTAGCTCACGAAAAGCTAAAGCCCAACCACCAATCCCAGAACATAAATCTAAATGATTCATATTAATATTCCAGAAGATTTTTAATCGTAACCGTCTTAGCTCGTATGGTTCTAGCTTCTTTCGCTGGTACAAACTTCTCAGGTTGTGCCTTGTAGTTACGCACCTTGCGTTCTAACTGAATCAAGCCTTGTTTGGTGTTGACTTGCCCAATCTCATTGTCTGCCAATGCTTCAATCATTTGCATCTGTAATCCTTGCATCCCTTCTTCTAATTCTTTCTTCTCTCTTTCCATTGTTTGATATAATTTAATCACTCTTGATAATTCACTATCTAATTGTACAGGTTCGCTATAATTAACACGATTGTATTTCGCTGCCATCGTTTCAATATCAATAGGATCATACAGTGTACCATTGTCTAAATGCTCATAAAGGGTATGTGCTTTAGCCACAATCTCTTGTTGAATGTAATCGCTAGCAGGCATCACATAACAACGGTGATCGTTACCATTGAAAAGAATAGATACACATAAGTAATCTGCATCCGCAATCCACGCTTGACATTCTGCTTGTAGATAGCCACGACCATACGGTGGTAGTCTTAATTCATCTACTGATTCGTAAGGTTTACCTTGCATATTTTTATGCTCAACGACCATTTTACCAACCACATTTTCCATTAAATCATTTTGTGGGGTGAAGATTTTGCCTTCAATCGGAGCAATCAATGTAGCTTCTTTGATATAAGCAATCGCATCTAAACTAGCATACAAATCATACGGTTTATTATTTGAATCAATCCCTAGTTCTTTACTCATCACCTCAGTCACAGGATAACTAATACTTATCTCTAATAATTCTTTGGTTAGTTCGTTGATGGTACCTTCTAATATGTTACCCATGTTCATGCGTTCTTCCATCTTATCGCTATATTCTGGTCGTTTATAAGTTCCTGCTCGTACATCCCTTATCTGTTGTAGCAAAGTGTGTGGTGTAGAAAACAAATAAGGTACTTGACTGGCACTTAGCATATCGTCAGGTGATAACTTACCAAATCCTTTGTCTAATTTACTCATATCCTCTCCTCTCCTTAAAAAATGTTGTTGTTATTATCTTCTTCTTTCGGCAACCATAAATACTGCTTACCTTTACTTGATCCTGCAAACAATACCTTGTTGTCGGCAATCAATTTCTCTAGTACCTTACCAAAGTTTTTGTTTTTGGTCGTACTTACCCCTTCAAACCTATCCAATGCCTGTTCCCTCAAGTCGCTACGAGTAATCGTCAACTGACCGTTGGGAACATCTGGGTGCGTGCTGGTTTGACCATTGACCAACAAATCTTTAATCAGTTGTAGCAGTTCTTGTGATTTGGTTTGACGATCAGGTTGTTCATCTAATGTAGCTACCAATGATTGACCACCTAAGAACTCAATTTTTTTCATATCAAAAGTCATTTGTTCAAAGGGTTCACAATCTTTTTGTTTATCTGAGGTTAGGGTACAATACAAATCATCTTTAGCAATCTGAATAGAACTGTCCATTGCAGCGTAGATTGCAGAAGATCCACGATATTGACTACCAGATTTACCACTGTGATGCACAATCAAGCATGTTGCACCTGTGGCTTCACGGTATTTATCTAAGTTATTAATAATCTTAGACATATCAGTTGCACTGTTTTCTTCACTGCCACCACTACATCTGGCTAATGTATCAATCACTAAGAGCTTTGGTTGTAGTCGGTACATGCTGGTATCTGCCAGTAAATCATCTATGGTTCTTTCTTCATTGATATCTAATCCCATTGGTATCAAATAAAAGTTATCAATCTTTTTGTCATAGTGTTCTACCCATGCAGTGGTTCTGTTTTTAAAACCACTAGAACCTTCTGCTGCCACATACAACACGGTACCTGGATTGACACTGTGTCCAAAAAAGTCTTTACCTGTGGCAACACATAACGCAAAGTCCAATGCAATGAAGGACTTATAACTACCACTGTGTCCCCATATCATTGCTAAACTATTCTCTTGAATAAATCCATCAATCAAAAACTTTGGTGGTGTCATGGTTAAAATGTCTTGATAAGTCAAGAACCTGTAATTTGGTTCTCGTTGCATCTCCTCAAAATTTTCTGGACAATTTTTGACAATCTGTTTTAAAGTGTCAACAGAATTACCCTCAGCAAACCAATCACTAAGATCATTACATTCCTCACCTTGTCCTTCCAACCAGCAATGTTTAACGACACTGGCAATGGGTTTAAGTTTCTCATAAGTATCACGCACTCGCTTCATACCTGCGGTGTCGTAATCACCAATAATAAATACACGCTTACCTTTAAAATAATGCAAGGCTTCATCTGGAATGTCAGACGCACCACCAAAAGTTGTACCAATCATGTTGCGTACTCGTAAGGCATCGGCATCTTTTTCACCCTCATATAGAAAGATATACTTGTTACCTGCGTTGACTACCTCACTCAGTGCATACGGAATACGCTTAATACCTTTAATACTGTACCCTTGATCTGATTTCCATCTAAAATCTTTCGGTTCATATTTAAGTTTGGAATAGACAATCTCACCATCTTCATTGGTGTAGTCGTATCTG